GGATGCTGCTTGGGTATCTACACGCACACCTAAAAAACGCATATCGACTAGGCAAGGAAAAAGTTCAGTCTCTAAATTAAATATATCTTCTACGTCTTCATGATATATTTGTTTTTTCATCTCTTGCCAAAGTTTATAAGTTAATTCTGCATCTTGCTCTGCATACTCACCAACGTACATAGCTGGTAATTTATACATTTCTGCTTTGTGATCTATACCCCAAAGGTCTGCTGTTTCTTTCAATACAGCCTCGTTTTTACCTATTCCGACATAATCCCGACCCAAACTACCTAAATCATATCGAAAGCGATTCTCGTCCACGAGAGAGCCAGCAATCATAGTATCTACGATAGTGCCATTGATTTTAAGACCTGCAGCTCTAATAAAACATACATCATACATAGCGTTATGAAATATCTTAACAGCATCTGTATTTAAGACACTTTGAAACCATTTAAGGACCATGTTCTTATCCATGTTGCCACCGCCTTCGTGTGCAATAGGATAATAACCTTTCCAATCTTGAACAGCTACAGCAATACCAACAATCTTACTTCGACCTACAACAGAGCCAGAGCCAATAGTTTTTAGGTCCGGGTCTTTTGTCTCTAAGTCAATTGCTATCTCACTATAATCTGATAGGTCAGGAAAGTCTTGTGGTGGTAACCATTCTGTTTGTGGTTTGAATATTGGTTTCATGAATAATCTCTCTCCAGTATCATTTCTAAATAATGTATTGCCTTCTTTATGTCTTGTTCCTTTCCTTTAGCAGAGTGCCTGCATATGTACTTTATAGCATTCCCTTCCGCGAAAAGCAATTTGTTTTCATTTATAAACTCTGCGGGTTGAATTTTCATCGAGCGATAATGTTTCCCGCCGACCTGCTCTTCTAGTGAATTGTATGTTGTTCCTTTAAATATATCTTTAGATGTCATATGCTTTTTTCCTTTGTGGTTCTATTATAAATAAATTGTTTTCTGTTCTCGTGCAGGCAACATAAAACAATCTGTGTGTATCATCTGGATTCTTTTGATATTCATCGTAAGCTGCTCCAGATAGTTCTGTGTTAATTACTACGTTCTCTCTTTCGTTTCCTTTTACCCCATGTATTGTGGAGATGCTTATCCTTGGTGTGCCAGATAAATCTTCTCCTGCTTTTATTAGTTTTAATATCTTTCTAATGTCTTCGTTACCTAATTCATCTAATGCCTCAAACCAATCGGCTTCTGTTTGTAAACCATATTTATCTTTTAATGTATCTATGTCATAGAACTGGTCTTTAACCATGGCTTTAAATAATTTCTTGTCCCAGTTTTTATTCATCTTGTTAAATATTTTTTTACAATCATTAAAGTGCATAGGCACACCTGTTTTTAATTCATTCCATTTTTGTATAATTTCATATATGTTTTTAACTCTAGGAATTGCTTTTCGTCGTTGCCAATACAATCCTTTTTCATCTAATACATCACCTATATCACTTAACATATAGTTTGCTGTTGCTAGCACTAACCATTTACCTTTGGTAAAATCTATATCATGCAAACTCTGACAACGGTTTACAGATCCTGTTGTTTCTCTCGGATAATATTTTTTGTCTACTCTATTTCTTACTTTGTTTATAATTTTATTTGCAAGAACAAAAGGTTTCTGTGGTACCCTGTGTGATTGTTCTAATATCTCTCTTGTGCCTTCTAAATTTATAAATGTATTTACGTGTGCACCATTCCATTTGTAAATACCTTGGTCATCATCTCCTGCAATAAAAGAATCTGTTGCTGTTTCTTCTATTCTTCTAACTAACTTCCATTGTATTAAACTTAAATCTTGTGATTCATCAACAAACATTACACGTAGTTTTGGTGGTGTGCCCGTAGCTAAAAATTTTTCTATCATATCAGGAAAGTCAATTAAACCATGTTCTAACTTATATCTTTCTAATTCTTCTGATATAATTTTTAATTTATTTAATGATACCTGTTGGTTATCTGTAAGGTGGTAATATTTTACAGGATCTATTTCTTTAGATCGTGCTATGTTTATCAATTGTATGTATGGATTCTTTGAGTAGAATACACTGTCATGATCCTCATCTTGTTGTGTGCCTTCTATTTCTAGTCCCATCTTCTCACCTAATTCTTTATAATGTTTTTCTTTCATAACTTGATCTCTAGCTAATCCAAGTTGATTAAAACAAAATGAATGTAATGTTTGAAAATATGGTAAATCATCAAAAGATAATTTAAACTTATTAGCAGCTCTCTGTTTACCCTCTTCTGCTGCATTCTTACTAAATGTAAAGTATCCAATTTTATCTGGGTCTGTTGTCTCTAAAAATTTTTCTACGTGTCCTAACAATGTGTGTGTTTTACCTGTACCTGGTGGACCATAAATTATAGTTCGCATTAGTAATTATCTTTCTTAAATGGTTTTGGTTTGTATGTTTCTGTTTGTTTATCAAATCTAGCCACAGCAAATACAGATAGCTTATGTCTACCCACACGTTTAGTTGTGCAGTGTAGATTGTCTTTTAGCATCTGTGATGTTCTTTGATATGGGACCTTCCAATGTTTTCTAGATAAATAATTGTGAAAAAAGTTATCAAATACAAAGTGGTGATAACCTTCTTTGGTAAACGTACCACCATTTTTTAAATCATCATAATCGTCTTTTTGTATTCTGTTTACACAATAGTCCTCTAGATAATTACGTAGTATATCTTTAGTGCCTGTACCCTCTGCTGGTTCTGTCACTTCTGCATTCTCTAATAATATGTTGGTTAGTTTCTTCCAATCATTTGTTTTCAATGTTGGTGGATTAAATCGTAATTGTTTTACACATTCTTCTTGAAATAAACTTTGATTTGTTAAATGTTTTGCAGAGTCAAGGTATAATCTATCACCATCTACGTTCATGTAATAATATGGTTCTTCTAATGCAACAACTTGTAGATCTGTAAGATTAGGAAATGTTATCTCTTGTCCTATACCAAACTTTCTAGACTTACATAATTTTTTATCACACAAACTACACATGGGTTGATCATTACATTTATAACCCCAATCTTTTTTCTCGTGTTGTTTTGTTATTATATTTACTTCTATGTCTGACAATGGCTGTGCCATTGCAGACTCATTAAATAATATTAATTTTGTTTTCCAATTTTCTGGCCACTTAGACTTTGCATACACACCATAATGAAATAGTGCATTGTTTCTACCGCCTTCACCTACTTTGTTTTGCACCATAAGTTCTACACATGGTGGTCCATCAGAGTATGGTGTCTCTGGTCTTTTAACTTCTATTGTGCTGATGTCGTCTTGTTTATATCTTTCTTGTAGTTCAAAAAAATCATCCATACTAGCAGCTTCGCCATTCTCGAGAAAGGCATATCTTGTTGTATTACTACAATTAAAGTATGGTAAGTTTAAAAAATTTCCTGTATCATCTTTTGATTTTAATTCTCTTTGTTTTGGAAATACTTCTGATCCACCATAACCTAATACAGATCTTATCTCATTAAGTTTATCTTGCATCAAACTTGCAGACACATAATCCTTTGTAAATAAAAATACATGTGCACCACCTGATTTAGATCTACATACAATCAGAGGTAATTTAAATTGTTTAATTTTGTTTATAAGTTTTTGATGATCAAAGCCTGCGTAAGAATCTATATCAATACATCCCCACTTACATTTGTTATCATCGTTGATTGGTATAACACCTAGACTATCTACTCCGTCTAAATGTTTTTGCCATAATTTATTTGTGACTGGTTCTCTCTTAACAAAGGATTTACCTTTTACCTTTGTACCATTACCGTTTGATTCACCTACAATAGTGACACCATGCGCACGGTCTAATCCTTCAAATATATTTTTAAATTTCTCAATCATATATTTAAGTGGGCGTTTCCACTCTCGCTTCGACGCCCACTACCTAGGATCTAGTAATTTGAATTAGACTTTGTAGTCTCTTCTGTACCGTGTTTAGCTTGGATCTCACCCTTACCTACAGATTCAGCAAAAGCTTTTGCCATATCATAGATACTTTTATCTGTGACTGGTTCTGCTTTTGATACATCCCAACCAAACCATGTTCCTTTGTCATTAGACATCTGAACAGTAGATAGA